CAGATAGCGTCTGACCGGCGACAAACGGCACGCTGAGATCCTGCACAGATCCGGCTTGGCGCATCCGCACAAGTGAGCCAATTTCGTTATTTAGGACATCGTCTATATTTACTGCGCCATCCACGATCCCAATGCGCGGATTGTTGGTCATCGCCACGTTATCCAAGATGCCACGCAGAATAGACGTCGCGGCGTCTTGATCGTTTTCCACCAGCTCAGAAAGGCTGTGTCCGTACCAGCTGTGTGGCTCTGGGTCGATCTCAAACTTGGCAAACGGGATCTCGTCGCACGGCATGAAGTCTAGCAGCTCGTATGATGTGCCGCCGCAGAGAAACTTGTACAGCACCGGCACGCCGGTTCCGTCAACATCCATACGCATGTAGGCTTCTGTGATGCCCACAAGCTTCATGGACGGGTCTAGCTCGTCTTCGTCTGACAGGTCTTCCTCGTATCCTTGGCGCTCAAGCACCTCTGCGCCAGACATATCGTTTGTGCCGTCAAATGGCGTCAGGTTGGATATGACCTCGAAGTCGAAGCCCATCTCGACCAGATCGCCGACGCGCATATCTGTGCGGTGCGCCACGACATATGCGTCATCAAATGACCGGCAGTCGCGGTTTACGAAAAACTCTTCCGGCGGGATGCTTTCGATACGCAGCTCGCCCTTCATTTCAGTGCGGCTAATCTTGACCGAATGGACAGGAAGCTCGACGTCCATGCCCATCTCGTCCATCTCGATGGACATTTCCATCGTATGCTCGATCACGTCAACGTTATCCTCTTGGATCAGAAACGTGTATTCGTCATCAGACAAGTCGGTGTAGGTGTAGATTTCCGCAACGGGATAATCATGCCAATACGCCTTCACGATGCCCTGCTTCTTGACCATGGCGTCTTGGAAGGCGTCGTTTAACACGCGGTAGCCGTTCAAGCGCGTAAACTCGTGCTGGATGTAGCTGGTGGCCTGCTCAGCCAATGCAACGTCTTCTGGCCCCTTCGGGATAAACTCTACCGGCCTCGCGGTGGACATGAAGATCCGCATCAGGCTTGGCTTCACAGAGCGTACGGTATCCCGTACCTTTGTGGCCACAACCTTGCTGCGACCGTCTTCGTGGCCAATATCAACCTCGCCGTCGTAGTAGCGCTGCGCCTTGATGCGGTCTTCGCTGATCTCGCTCTCAACGAAGTCAACGGCCTCGCTGATCGCATTCTGAACAATGCTTTCGATTTCACGACGATCTTTTGGCTGTGGTTGCATTTTTATGTCCTATTCGTTTCGTGCATCTTACCGCGTTTGCGTCATTTGCTCAATCGCCGCCAGCCAGAAGGCCGCTTGTCGCGCCAAGAAGGCCAGAGTAAAATTCAGGCCTCTGCATCATGCGTCTGCGTTGCATTTCATCCATCTGCTCACGCTGCAGTAGGCTTCCCAGCATTTTGCGTTGTGTTGCTGGGTCTTGCTCGAACAGCATTCTGGACATCTGCGCCGCGCTCTTCTCACCCATCCCTTGAGCGCGTGATATTGCTTGTGCGCCCATTCCCTGAGCAGCACCAGCGACATTCCCCATGCCAAGATTGATAAGGCTGGCCGCGTCTATGGCAGCGTCATCTCTCTGCATCATTCTTTCAGCCGTCTCAGAACCTCCCATAACTTTGCGTGCAGTGCGTGTCTTTTGAGACTGGATTTTCATAAACCGCTCAAAACGCTCAAACTGTTCTGCGTTGTCAAATGTAAGCCTCAGAGCAGCGCGCTTTCTCGGTGTGCCAAAAACAGTTTTGACGAAATCACTCGCGTCACCTGTCCTCGATGCAAGCTCTTCAACTTGGCTAATCAAACCAGTGCGCAAGGCTTCTTTTTCGCCCTTAGACATTTTGCCAACACGCTTGACTAGCTCTTTCTCTGATATTTTCGTGAAATCAAATCCGGCGTTATATGCGTCTTTCAGCCTTGCGCTGTCTGCAAATTGAATGTTGGCCGCTTCATATGGCTTATTTTGCCTTACGATTTCAGAGTTCCACGTTTTTTTCAGCTTAGTCAACGCCCTGCCGCGCGAAGTCACCTTGCCAGTGATTGCGTCAGTTTCAGCTTCAATCAAAGCGTCTAAGCCTTTTTTAATCTGATGCGCTACTTGAGTCGGCATCCCAACTGCGCCGCCAGCAGCGGCTTCCGCAGATAAAAATCTGCCCAGATCTTTGGGCATTCCAGATATATCTATGTCTGGGTCGATGTCTGCGATCTCTACAGCTTTTCTGTAAGCGTCCTGCACGACCTTGCTTTTTGCCATACTTTGAAATGGTGCTGCATCCAGCTCGATCTCATACGCCTTCCTGTACGCTGGCTCTGCCTCTGCTCTTACGCGTGCAGATAGGTCATCAAGGTAATCAAGGCCAGTTGGCCCTTGCACTCCAGATATGTCTATCGCCTGCTCGGATATTTGCTCTGCCTGACGCTGCTGACGCTCAGCGAATTGCTCGACAACTTTTTGACGCCCTTCGGATGGCACAGCCTGCGCCCGCCATCCAGCGCCGCGTAAGTTTTCACCAAGATCCGCGACTGTAATATCCTCTATGCCAAGCTGGCGCGCCTCGTCTAATCGCTTTGCTGCTTCTCTAGGTGTTAGCCCGTCACGCTCAAGCGCTTCCAAAAGTTTTCTCTCCGCAAACGTAAACGCACGCTTTTCGCCGCCTATACCTAAGCTGTCTGCGACTCTGCGCAGAAATTGGCCACCCTTCTGCACCGCAACAGGTGCGGCTGCGCCCAGCGTGCCACCCAAAGCAGCGCCAGTTGCAGCGCTTGTGGCTCTTTCAGCCAAACCGCCTTCACCGGCGCCAAAGCCAGCTATACCGCCTTCTATGGCTCCAATTTTAGCAGCTCGCGCAATGGTCGGCGCAAGCCTTGCGGCGGTTGTGGTGCCAACTGCAGCGCCGCCTGTGCCTGCCGTGAGCAAACCAGCAAGCGCCGTTGGGATTACAGCGCCGCCTATTTCAGCGCCAATCGCCTCAAGCGGCTTGTCGGCTCTATATGCTTCCAATTTTCCGCGTATCTGCTCAAGGTTTTCCTCGTAACTTTTCCCCTCAGATAAACCAAGAGCGCGGCCCGCTGCTGAAAGTGGGTTCCGCAAAGCCGCCTCAATCTCGTCTGCAAAGCCAAGCGTAAGCCCCTGAGCGCCAGCACGCAGCCGCTGCGTTTCCGCTGGCGGCTGATCCGGCTTGGCCATGTCGCTGGACGTCACGCCTTGCGCGGCGTCTTGAACGATTTTTTGAACAAATGCGTTTTGCTCGCTAATACTTAAATTCGCAAAAGCATCATCAACTTCGACCTCGCCAACGCCGTCTATTTCAATAATCATTATTTAATGCTCCACTTTAAATCTGGGGCCGTGCCTTCTGGAACCTCAACTGGGTCTAGCTTAAACCGCTCTCTGCGTCGCGCTATCGCCGCAGAGCGATTGTCACGCGCTCTCTGGTTTATCCTTAGAAGCTCTTGGATCGCAGCATATGCTGTTGCCTCAGTGCGAGCGTCTCCAAGCTCTTTTGCAGCCCTCTGCGCATCGCCTTCAGTCTGAACGCCCTTATTCAAACGCAGGCTGGTGTTTACAAGTCGCGTCTTAAATCTTTCAAATTCGTCGCGCGCTTCGGCGGTGTCTATTGCGCCCTGCCCGCCAACGCCCATCGAGCCAAGGGCTCCTTTAAGGAACCCAGAAGGGCCAATATCAAGCGGGCCGGTAAACTCTTTTGTCGCTGGGTCATACCCAAAGTCGTCAATGATGCCGGATATGTCTTGCATTAAATTGTCTATTGCCGTGATCGCCTCAAAGTCAGCTTCTTCTGCCTTCCTTGCGTCAGCTGGCAGCCCAGTGGCCTCCCTTCTCGCTTCACGCTCTGCTTGCGCAATACGCTGTTCCGCGGCTACTACGTCTTCATTTATGGTAATCACAGGCTCGCCGCTTCTGCCTTCTGGGTAGGTCACGGTGTATTTGCCGCCGCTCAGTATTTCGCTTGGCGGCTTGACCGCTTGCGCTGCAATCTGCTGGCCCATCGCAGTTGGCGAAAGCTGGGTTAAAATCGCCATCGCTGTCTGCATGTCGCCTGATTGTAGCGCCTCAGATGCACGCTTAGCCAAAGACCGCGCCTCTGTGTCTCTTGATATTTTCAACGCCTCTGATGCGTTTAGCAGGCCGCCACGCATCAAATCAGCAGCTTCTGGAGAATATTTCTCCAAGTATTCAATGGTCTTGTTCCGCTTGGCAGCCGCCTGCCGCTGCGCGCCGCGCGCCCTGATCGCTTCGCCAGCCCGCAGCTCCGGCAGGATAAGCGGATCGAGCGCCGCAGCAAATTGCTCCGCTCTGCTTAGGCCGGTTGTCGGGCTTGGCGTTCCAAGGTAATCCATGATGCCGCCGAAGCCGCTTCTGCGCTGCTGCGGCGCTGCCGCTGCCTGCGGGCGATCCTGCCGTAGCGCTGACAGTGGCGCGCGTGGCGCTGTTTGTGGGGCCGTTCCGCTGGCCAGCATCTGCATGCGCAGCTCTTCTTCGCGCGCCCTATCCATTGGAGTTGCCATGCTTGTTCCTTTCGGCAAAATATCCTCGCCAATCATGTTGGCTATTGATGACAGCTTTGCGCCATAATTTGGATCAGTCGCGTACCCCGACGCGCCCATCGCAGCTATTTGATCGCTTAGCGTTTTGGCCTTCAGCACCGGCTCATATCTTTTGTTGCCAGTGATGAAGCTGGCGTAGTCGTCAAAGCTTTGCTGCGGGTTCTCGTAAGCCCTAAACTCTGACGGCTCCACAACCATCTTCCCGTCAAAAAACTCTTCAGACGGGAAGACTTGCCCCGCTCCTTTTATGCCAAAGTAATTGGAATTTGGCGCAGATTTTCCATAGCCAGTCTCTAATGCAGACTGCGCCAAAACCAGACGCGGATCTAAACCCGTGCGCTCGCTTACCCTGCGAGCGTATGGCATCATGGCCTTGAAAAACTCTTCTGGTGTCATCTACTACCTCGGAAACATGCTTGCGCCAAGCTGCAGATAGTTGAACAGGCCCGGCTGCATTGACTTCGTCGTCGTTGACTGATCTGGCGTCTGACCAAGCGCCGCCAATGGCGCTGCAAGCGCGGCCTGCGGCGCGCCGGTGTAGCCAGCATATTGCGCCTTGGCCGCGTCAATGAGCGACTGCTGCAACATCTGCTGCAGTAGACCCTGCTGCATCTGCTGCTGCTGGATCGCCTGCCCTGTGCCGAATGCCTGCTGGCCAAGTCCGGCAAGCTGCTGAGCTGCACCCAAACGCGTTCCCATTGCAGCCTGCTGCGCCGCCAAGTTTTGCGCCTGAGCTGATGCCCGCTGCTGCGCTGCGTATTGCGCCGCCGCCGTCTGAGCGCCAACATCCTGACCGGCGAGGCCAAGTGCAGTCTGGTAGCCCTGCTGGCGCAGCTTTGACGCGGCGTCTAGCGCCTGCTGCCCGTAGCCAAGCCGCGTTTCTGCCTCGGCAATGCCTTGGCGTGATCCGCCGAACGCGTTTGCACGCTGCGCCTGCGCGCCTTGCAGATTTAGCGCCTGCTCCTGCGCGGAGCCAATGTCACGCATCGTCTGCTGCACGACTTGGCTCTCATACGGGTTGGTGTATGGCGCGAGGCTTGTGCCTGCGATCTGCGATGGCCGGTAGGCAGTCGGGCGTATGCCCATAGGCGTGAAGCCCAGACCCTGCTGCGTCGCGCCCATTGCCTGCTGCAATGCGCCTGCCGCTGCCTGATTTACGTTAAACTGACCCTGCGGAGCGAGCGGCGCGTATTGCGATTGGCTTGGCAGAGGGGCTGCTGGCTGGCCGCCCACACCGCCCTTCGCTGGCATCGCTGGCATCACCGGTATCGCTGGCACGTTGCTAATTGAACTGCCACGCATTCCGGCGCTTGGCATCGGCGGGCCGCCCATCGCCTGCGCTGCTGGCATTGCGACCTGACCGCCGCCCTTTGCACCTTGTCCAGCCATTATGCTTCTCCTCGTATTGCGCGGGG